CTTTCCGCCACTTTTGTGGTGACCATGGCTTCACGGCGCTCCGTAATTTGGTAACGGGGTCAACTCCTTCTTAGAAGGGTTTAAAAGGGTTAAAGGCTTTACGTGGCACTCGCAACACGCATATTGCGTTAATGGATGGTGTGGTGCCATCCTGTGTTTGATTTGTTAAAGTCAGCATTCGTTTGTGAAATTTTAGGAATACCGGTGTGGTCTAAGCGCACACTTAATTGGGAGCTCGCCACGGATAATTTTATTTTAATTTCGCGAACCGCTATTTAAGACCTTCAGGTGGATTGAAAGACCGGGTCACTTAGTGATGCTCACTTGAAAGTCCGACACTTACCCGTATAATTCTTCCAGGTGTCAGTGATTACACGATCTGGGAGTCAAACCATGGATAAATGGGGAAGCCTTGCACTTGGCAACTAGCAAGGTATGTGTTAAAAGCACAGTTAATCTCCCGCCAATCCTTTCCATGGTGGCACGTTACGCCAAACCCTATTTAGGGAGGTATTGGGATGTGTGATTCACACATCTCAGGGGAAACCGCCATTTTCCTGTTAAAAATAACAAGAAGAAGTCCCAAAATAATTTGGGCAATAATAGGCGATCTGTGGTTGTTCTTCAACAACCCAAGGTCAAGCCTTCGACCACTATTGTGGTCAAACCACGGTCTAAATCGCATAAGAGATCCAATGCCAACACCACACGCAATGCTTATATAAGGTTGTTGAACAACCCGTTTGATAATAGTGCATTTGGAGCAAAAGTGGCCGACCCCTTTAGTTCATTCACAGACGCATTTAAGTTGCATGGTGAGTTTAAGATGGTTGCACCTGCTGCCACAACAACGGGTGCATATGTCTTTAAACCGAATCCATTTTTGAGCGTAATAGACGTTCAATCTTGGTCCGGCGGAACCTCCACGTCATCTGCTTCCGCATGGAATCAATTGCAACCGTCCAATTCTTATTTTTGGGGGGCTACAACTCCTGGAACACTTGTCAACATTATGGCGAATTACCGTGTTGTTTCGCACGGGGTGAGAATCAGGTTGGAGATGCCGCAGCAAATAGCCACTGGGCGCATGATCATTGCCAGGGCACCAAGAGCCAAAGCTGACATTCCATTCACCGTTCTCAACGGGACAACGATTGGCTGGTCATATGATACCACATCGCACATGACACTTACGACCATTCCACCTTTGGTTGCAAATTCACCCTTCATTTTGGAAGTGCCCGAGGCTATTGAATTGAGTGCCATTGATATGATGGGGAGGGATGTTGTCATCGTCAACAAACCGAACAGTTATCGCGCATTTGATTTTTGCGCTTTGCAAACTGACGCTTATTTGAATTCCAACCAGTATGCTGGAGATTTTAGTGTTTACACTAGCTCCACTGGGGTGGAAACGGGAGCTAACGGGACCGGGATATATGACAACAGTGCTGGTTGGGATGATTTTTACGTGTACTTTGACGGCCTACCAACCACTGCAACACCGGTCGTAAACTTTGAGGTGATACTTCATCTCGAGGGTACACCACAAATAGCGTCAGCCACGGCAATAACCGCTGTGCCAACACACCCACCTGCACCTTTGGTTGAGTACTTGGGTATTGATAAGATTTTGCGCTCTGCCGCCATGGGTGCGAAGTATCTCTTCACTGACACCGCGACTATGTACTCAACCGCAACCGGCCGTAATCTCCTTAAGGACGCAGCTTCATTGGCCGGTTTTAAGCCCCGTGCGACTAGCAGCCATGCTAGACTTGAGCTGTAAGATGACCTACCGACTTGGATTGTCGCAGTTTCATCGTTAGCTGTAGCTATTGGCACTTGGTATGCCATTGCTAAAAATTGGCATTTTCCCCATAGTTGTGGAGGTAAGGCAGATTTCTGTGATGATCAAATAGATCGTGTGGTATAGACAACTAAACTAGGCCCGACGCGTCTCCACAGTAGTAACAATCGGTGACCAAAGAAGCAATGTCAAATAATCTCCTGTGAAGGAGTAGTGGTTGTGTGGGTGGAGCGTACAACTGAGGAGCATTAAAGCACTTTACCGAGAAGTGTAAAGCTCCATTTGTGGTTATTACTTTATGTTTTACATGGTTTTCTATATGGTTTAGTGAATCAGCGTTTTTGATTTTGTTGCATTTTAAAGCTTTAAAAGATTTGTTCTGTATAATTTGGTGGAATATACGGGTCAACTCACCAAGGAGTTTAATCGTTGTCACATTACAACGCGCCAAAAAGAAGGTAGTACCTATATTTTGGTGCAAAGTGCACTAATTTGCAGTTTCCCATTGGGGAGTGCGGTGGATCCGTGGGAATACTAGTTAATCCGCAAACAACTATTAGAAATGAGCACAAGTCTAGATCATGACAATATAAAGGTATCAAACGCGAGCTTGCCGCAATTAATCAAGCATAACCAATTATTATCGGAATCTTCAGCTTCTCCGAAGATTCGGCCTATGACGACACAATCAGAACATAACAATATTGTCGTTCATAAAAGTGCTCTTTCAGTGCAAGATAGAGCCAGACTGCGCAAAGAAGCCTATAAGAACCAACATTTCTCTGCTTCTGCTAGTCATAAGAGGAAGAAAGGTCCTAGAACTTCCTCGGAGTCGTCTGATGTAAGACAGCTTCCTACACCTAGTTATGTAGGTGATGTTGGACCCCTGGGAAACAACCCGGATGAAAATAACAACCCTGCCACATTTGAAACTGACAGTAGTGATGACAAAGATATCGCTGCAAGAAAGGAAGATGATAGTGAACCAGTGGAAACTCAGCAACCATATGTGCCGGTGGAAAACAAAGAATATAGGATTTATTCATCCATCGATAAGAGACGCTTTGGAAATTTTTGGTTTATCCTAGTTTTAGTGATCATAGTGGTCGCCACCGTCGCGCTTATCGCAGCATCGTTTACGTCACACGACGTTTTGTTTATGGTAATTGCTGTTGTGACACCGTTCTTTTGGTCATGCATAGCTTGTGCGTTCGTTTGGTGGTACATGTATACTGGTTTGTCACGTAGTGTTTACCCGATGCCTGATGGAAGTGATCCTAAGATGTTGTTCATGGTTTCCACAAGTAGGCTAACCTACATGGAAACCTGCTGTAGGAGAGTATTCCGACAACTTATACATGAGAGATACAAGGATAATGTGGAGATGGATTGGTTTGTAACACCATTATGTCCAGACGGATGGTACAACCATTTTAGGAGGGTCACGTTGGACAGTTACGTTGTGGAACGCATTATATCGGCTGTGAATGTTTCGTGCGTGTCAAGCGTCACGAACCCAGAGTTAGTTTTATCGGCCATTAATAATGCATGTATTGTGGATTCCCAATTGGCACATATGCGCCAATCATTCAGCATGAAGAAGTGGAGTGATTACAAGCAAGTCGCATTGCAGGAGTTGAGGCAGGTTGCGTACGAAGAATACGCAGCACTCGGGAAACCGATGGGTGTTGTTCGAGCGCCCATTGGAGTCCGAGTGTAGGGGGTCGGGGTGATCTGTTTTGGCAGGGAGCAGATTTCACCTTACCGGTTGGATCCATGCCTAGCACCACTTAAAGTCGTTAGTGTTGCGAAATCCACGCCGCCAACTGATAGGTATAAAGTTTGCGTGAAAGGTAGAGGTTTATATAGCAATCTTATTGATTTGTCGAAGTCGTACCCAAATTTTGGAACTGTTGTATTTAAAGAACAACTATTCCCAGAGAACCAGTTCTACTCCATGAAGAGCGGTGTAGGTTTTTCTCATAGTAACGTCATTTATTCCAATTCAAACCATAATATAACAACGGCCTTACCGCGTATATTAGGGTTTGATAGGAAAGGATACAAAATGCATGGTGGTGCATGCATCGAGTATAGTATGACGGAAGATGAGTGCAGGACAGCACAGCTCACATTCACAAAATCACGGCGGTGGCGTAGGCGCGTGGACGAGTTAAAGAAATCGTTCAGTGCATACGTCAACCAACATAGTGTGAATTGGAATGAAGAGAGGCACAGGTGGTGTCAGTTACCCCATGTTAAGCGTGCCTTACGTTTACAAGGCTTGAAGAAGATTGATGACAACATGGAGTGGTGTAGAGGAAATGGTAAGGGTAAGGGTTGGAAAGCGAGTTGTAAGTTGAAGATAGGTGAGTGGGCTAAGT